AAATAATGTATTAAAAGACTCATTCAAAATTTTCTATCATTTCATTTATTGGTTGTTTCGCTTTTGTATTTTGTTCTGCTTCAATTTTTTTAATTCTATATTTTTCAACTATTTTCTCTAAATAGTCTTTATCTTCAGGCAGGCAATAAAAATTTTTGCTATACTTACACACCTGCTTCAGAGGATTTGCAATCAAAATGTAGTTGTCATAATAGAGTAAATTATTATCTCGTAATTCTTTTACATAATTTTTAATACTTCGTTCACAAAGTCCTGTAAGGTTGCTCAATGTCCTAAATGATAGATATGCAATTTTTTTATGATATCGTTTAATTCTTTTATTTATTATGAAACATAAAACTCTTGACATCCTTAATGCCTTCATTGGATTCGCTCCGGTAATCTTAAAACATTGACTTAACCATTCAGATTTAAATGAATAAGAAGTGTTTAAAATATTATTGGGTAAGTTAAGTGTCTCAACTGTTAATTCATCTGCAAACTCATCTGTAATGTAAATTGGCTTTATATCAACAGTGATATTCCAATACATAGTCCGATAATACGGATAACCAATTCTACGATTACAAATTCGTACAATCTTACCTTGTTTAATAAAATATTCCAATCCATCAAAAAAGATTTGTTCAAGTGACTTATAAAACTTTCTATCTACAAAAGGAAATAAAGTTTCAAAAATTACATAAAATGAAAAATTCTCAAATATGTCTTTGGTCAAGTCAGTGAAACTGCGTTTGATTTCAATAAGCCTTATGTTATTAAAATAATCGGCAATAATCTTATTACCATTTTTTTGATTGCTTGCCTGAAATTTATCTTGTTTCCAACTATGTATTGCTTGTGAATACATAATTAACCGCCCAAGTCCTCTCATAACATAATATGCAAACCAAACTTTTTCATTTTTATCTTTGAATAATTCATCAATGATGTTTTTTGGTATTGTCATGTTAGAAGTAACCGATTGATTTACAAGTAACTTAAAATTGACAAACTCATTTTTATGTGTATACGCCAT